TGAACTGGACGGCTCTGATTTTGAGCCAACGCCACAGAAATAATATCTGAGGGCATGGCCTTCACACAAATTCATTAATTTTTAGAACTACCCTTAAAAAGATAAAGAATGGCAGATTCCACATTGACAATCACGAAAAGTAACATCTATGAGGAGGTAGCAAAGACTACTGCCTACATAGGTGCAAAGAACAAACTGGAGGATGGAAAGTCGGCATTTGACCAAGTATTTGTGACGGATGCAGACTTGACGATGATTGAGCGGTTCTTCAATGAATCGCTGGATGCGCTGAGAAACGTGCTGAAACGGTTTATCTCGGGCGGCTCAGGAGTAGACGGAACCATCACTTGGCAACTCGAAATGCCTAGCAGATTTGATGATAACCTACTCGAATCAATCAATTCCTCTGCCAACTCGTTCTTGGTGAACAGCATCATCGGGAAATGGTGTGAGATAACTGCTAATGACAAGGTTAAGGAGTATGCAGATAACGCTGCTGCATTATTGCTGGACATCAAAGATAAAGCGTTTTTCAAAAAGAAACCAACACGAACAAAAATATCATAGTATGGCAAGAAAAAGTCTAACGATTACGTTGTATATGAGTGAACTCATTTACGATTTTCAGAATAAAGCGTTCTTGACTGGACGTAGTAGAAGAGCAGCAGATATGGATGCTGAGGCTGCCAGCAATATTCAGGCAAGTGATGATGATGAAGACAAGAATCAGGCTTTGCGTAGCATTCAGAATGCGTATAGTCAACTGCTTGTTGAGTTGAGTGAGTCGGTTCAAACAGAAAATGGTACTACTGCATCAAACGAGTTGATAAGTGGTGATACCGATATTGTCATTAATCTCTCCCTTCCATCCAATTATCCGCTTGCTTTGAAGGATGCGCTTACAAGTTCTATCCATGACTACATCATCAACAAGGCTTTGATGGATTGGTTCGTCATTACTAATCCTAATGAGTCGAAGACTTATTCAGAATTGTCTGTTGTAGCCATCAAGAATATGCATGAGACCTTAAACAGACGTGAGAGGCCAAGCAGAACGGCTCCTAACGAATAAGGAAGGAGGTGAGTATGAAAGAATGCAGAACATGTAATCTTGGTTACAAGGTAATGATAGAGCTTCAGAAGAAGGAACTGGTGTTTGACATCAGGAATACGGCTGCTGCCTATGCTGATTCAATCTCCAGTTCTGTAGAGGATTCACACCTGATTCATAACGTCTATGATGTGGGTGAGGATGGCAATCGGGATAAACTGGCAAGGATTCTTGACTCAGCGGTAGAAGACTGCAAGGAAATGCTTTTCCGATATACCAAGATGGAAATGCTTGGAGGTGGTTTTGATTCCAATGAGTGGGAAGAGTGTATAGGTTCCCCGACAAATGATGAGGATGCCTATTATCTAGCCATGAGAATGCCAAGTGGATTCTCGAAGACAAGCGTGCATACCATGACGGTATATATTCATGATTATATTGTGAACCAGTCTTTATATGAGTGGTTAATGATTGTTTATCCTGATGGTGCTGATAGATTCTGGGCTTTGGCTGAGGATAAAAAACAGAAGATTAAGGATGCCAGCAACCGCTCGGCTGGAAGGGTAAGAATAGCATTGCATCCATTTTAAGTGGCTAGTCTTTTTAGACTAAGATAAAGTAAGGGTAGCTATCCATCACGGACTGCTACCCTTTATTGTATTAAATGACAAAAGTTATATTATCTAAGTTTGTTCTGCCATCTTTGTTGGAAAGCAGTAGAAATGCTGCTGATGCTTTCATCAGCATTCATATTGCCAATGACGGCAACTCTGAAATAGCGGTATGGAGAGCCAACCAAGTTTCTAAGACTATTGCCTATAGAAGAACCGATATAGAACCAACGTTTCATATCGTTGCTTCCAAAAAGAACCTGTCCGTTATATTTGTTGGCCTCGCACGTCCAATAACCACGGATGATACAAGTAAACATCGTTTTATAGTTATCTCCCTGATTAAGCGTTAATGGTCTTGTGCAGAAAAAGAAAGGAATGTTGTCGCTCGGTTTTTCAACGTAAACATTAACAATCTTTCCTGCATAGTTGATAGCGTATGACTCAGGGTAGCTATTAACTCGCTTGGCGAACACATTCACCATCGTTCCCCACAAATTGCTTTTCAATGAATACACATACGCATAGTCATAGCTAGGATTGAAGACTATGATACGGCTATCGTAATAGTCGTAAATCATGCTTGCATTTTTCATATACTTCCTGAACCTAACATAGGCTACTTCTCCATCTTCAAAATCTTGTAGTTCAAGAATAGAGAGAGGGTAGTATGTATCTTTCCCAGAATGGCTGTATATTAGATTGAAGTCGAATGGAAAGCCATCCAACACATCGGTAATGCACTCAGATTCTCGTCCTCGCTGCATCATGATGCCTCGCTCGGTAGGGAACAGAACTGCATCATCAATCTGCAATATACCTTTAGGGTTAGAGCAAACGTCTCTGTTGGCTGGCTGTCGGGCAATATAGGTTCCTTCTTCGTCCAGCATCAACACCCATACACCTTCATCGGTGAAAGCGTAGAGTGGGGCATCACCAAACTGACCTTCGCTGATTGGTCTGGTATTGGCTGCCATTGCACTAACGATGGATGAGCCAACCTGAACACTATTCTTAGCTGGGAAGACAAGAGGGTTCTCAGCTTCGCTCACTCTGATAAGTGAAGGCTGGTAAGAATCATCTGAGTTTGATACGGCAAAACTATCTGCTTTCTGCTTGATTGCATTCCAGTCTGATTCCGTAATATCACTCCAATCACCTCCCATAATATCATCAATACCTCCAGTTAGAGTTTGCACGAAAAATGACAAGCCAAAATTAGAAGGGCTATATAATGTAAAACGTTTTTTCTGATACCCAGATGTGCGCTTTACGTAAACGACCATCTCTTTTACATCACTAATTGGAACAGCAATAATATCCTGCCAATTACCGATACTTCCGTTCAGGTAGTACGTTCCGTTGCTTGTCGGTATCTCATATATGGCGGTAAGATATTCTTCGTTCTTGTAACCGTATGGTTGCCGAACCAAACTGGAATCTATATTCTTCCTGATGCCAGCGATGTGCAGCCGGTTGTTGTATGTAATAGCAGTAGTACCGCCAAACGCTATTCGGTTGAGGTCGGCAAGAGAAATGTTTTCCTCTGCTTGCGTTGGCCTCTTAACTACTTTCGGATGTTCAAATTCACTAAGTGGAATGAATATCGAATGATAGAAAGGCATATTGCCGATGGTGTCATGAACGTCTCTTGCGTTCATATCATCCAAAAACAACCATTGAATACCATCTTCACTAGCTAATGGGTAAGATTTATCTATCTGATAGAAACTTTCGCCATTGGTGAGGAATATATCAACTCCCTGAACAATATCCTCGTATAGCTGCAAGTTGCCAACTTCTCTAATCTCTATGGTGTATTTGTTGATGCCAACACTTGATGTTATAGTCTTTCCGTTTGGAGCATCAGGTTTTACTGGGTCTTCGTATATGTTTATCTTTCTAGAAACAGCGTTAGACTCTGCACTAGGGAGAACAAAAGGGTTTGATATATTGATGTATGTACCATCGTAAAGACGAAGAGCAGCCACACCGAAAACATTTCTTTTGAGATATTCTGTTCCTAATTCTGCAAGTTTCTTGTTGGCAATTGCATCAAGGTCAGTAAACATCTTCCTCGTACCAATAGCACTTGTATTGTAGTACATGTTGAGGTTGGCACTCTCAACAATAAAGTAGTCGTAGAAGTTGTCTCCAGCTTCCACCTTCAAAGTAAGGTCTTGGTGGTATGTGTTGGCAATTTCAATACCAAACTGCAAGTCTTCTTTTCCGAAAATAAGATAAGAACCATTCTTCCATATAGCATATTTGGTAGTTTTAATACCAACAAAGCACAAGACGTTTCCGATGGCGCAAACGGAATTGACGTGAAAATCATCGACAAGCCGGAACTCTGTGATTGTATCATCTGCTGAATCCTGCTCTTGCCATCCCCATCTTTCCCTATCTTGAAAGTCCGAGGTACGTATGATATAGTGGGAGTGAATAGCCTGATTGTGTGTCACCTTATGAACCAGTTCTATTGAACTATATTGGTCTATGGTGATATTCTTGCTACTCTCTACTATTATCGGCTGCTGGATAGTGTGGAGTGCCCCATCCTCGTTGATGAGGTTGAGGCAGGTTGCCAACTCCCCATCCTGACAATCATAGTCGGATGGAGAGTGGGTAAGCCCTTTGAGTATTACTTTTTGTCTTGTTGCCATGTGCTCGAATTTATGTTTGGTCGCATGATTTCGTAATAAGGTTCGCCTTTGGCTGACTTGCGTGGGATGCAAGTAAGGCGAACCATTCTGTTGAGAGGAAGGTTGTACTCATCAAGGATGGCGGTGATGGAAGGGTAGTCACTTCTGAAACCTACCTTCTTATACTTCTGATTGAATTGAAGCTGAGCGAAGGCGGTGTTGGCTTTTCGAAGTTCTTCCCAGTCCTCACGCATGCAGAATCCGTATGAACCTCGGTCGGATAACCTGAACACGAAGATGGAATTGTCTGTTCGCTCCTTCTGCATGATGTGGTCGTAGATGCTCTTGGAGAGCGTGACCGAGTTGGCTCTTCCGTCCAGTACCACAAAATCGTTGCGGTGCCTGAAACCATTGATTTTATCTTTTATATACTTGAATTTCATGTTGCAAATATAATATGAAAAGTGATAAAATGGATATTATCCGTTAACTTTGTCTTTCCGCTTGGGTCTACCATTGCGGTTGCCATACTTGGTGATGATGGCAGATGCTCGCTCTGAGCGGTAACAGCCACATGATTTGGTTCGTCCGTCACGAAGAGCAGAGCCTAGAACCGTACAACCCCTGCCACAATCACATTTGCATATCCAGAACGCACCATGCTGATGGTTCTCTTTATCAGATTTTCGGCAGACGAGTAATCTGCCGAAACGCTGTCCAGTAAGGTCTATCAACTTTCCCATACTACTTCTCTGCCAGTTTCTTCGCCTCTTCAACTGATACTGGCTTTCCGCTAAGAGGAATGCGGAAGTCGAACTTTGAACGGAAACCATAATAGCCTACGAAATCGAAGCTCTGTTTCATACGCTCGTCTGTGGTGATGTACATCTTGTAAGCCTTCACCTCCTTCTCTGAGCGGTAGATGTCTGAGTTGACGAAGTAGGAACTGGTTCCCTTGTTAGCGATTACTGCAATAAAGAACTGCTTGCCAAGGAACTTCTCCTTGATACGCTGAATAATTGAGATTTTCTTTGTATTCATATATAAAATTTGATTAATTATTAAGAAGAATGCAGATAGGCTGCACTCTTAAAACTATTCGATTCCACAAAATACGATACCATCTTCTTTGTTGATACCTCGGAAGTGCTCGCATCGCTGGCAAGCAAGACTGCCAACATATAGTATTTCGTTGGTGTACTTGCCGTATATGCCGAATGGGCAGGGAGTGGTGTACTCGAAGTGCCCACCGACAAATTCATTGACGTTAAATTTTGGATATTTCATATACTAATTTTATACTTTCATCGATTAGAAAGTGAATATTCGTAGTTTTCTCTATAAATAGGAAAAACATTTGTTTGTGTCTTTCCACATGATTTTGTTTCAGGACAGAATCCTCTATAGATACATTGTGGGACACAAACAGCAACAAGACGTGGTTCGATTTTCCTCAACTCTTCAATCACTTGCATCCATATCTTTCTTGTCTCTTTTGATGCCTTGTTGCAGAGTCTCAGCTTGGAGATATTGATAATCTCCTGAGCGTTGAGGGATAGCTGCAAGTTGACCAAATCATCCTGCCGCATATCGTGACGTGATACCTTGGAGCCAGTAATATCTGGTCTAGATGTGGAAACGAATGGCTGAGCATGAACATGACGGACAAAATGATTGCTCACCCAGTATGGTATGCCATACATCTTAATATCGAACTCCAATTCTCTGAGCGGTGAATGCTCGCTGAGAATCATCTGTTTCTTGAACTCATTGCTAGGCTCATGTCCCAGCGGTTCCTTGCCTTGTGTGAACCGAGCAGCATCCACTACTCGCTGCCAGTCCGTTACTCTTTTAATTTCTATTTTCATAATCTATTTTACTTTCGTGAATAATATCCTATTATAAACCCTATAGCAGTCGTACAAGAAAAAAGAAAAATGTCAAATAACAATTCAGCCATAAGCTATTCCTCATTTCCGTCCACATTGTTATCTCCAAGAATATCCTTGATTTTCTTTTCGATGAACTCATCAGAAGCTAGTTTCTTAATAAGTTCATCTATATCAGGTAACTTTGCATCAACTCCGTCTTCTTGATTTTTGGAGGCAACATATTCCTTTAGTGCTTTCGCCCAAGAACTATTAGCCATATCTTCCATTGAATCCTTTTGGCTTTCATAGGCTTTCTTCAACTCTCCGTTATCACGGAAAAATCTGAGCACTTCCGTCAAAGAGAGAATAAAGTTCTTGTCGAGCATCGGGTTGCTCTTTGCCTCTTCCAGTTTTAGCATCAGGAAGAGTAATGATGCATGTAATTTTGTTTTGTCCATAATTAACCCTTTCTTCTACGATTCTTGATATGTAATGCTAAAGCGCAAAACGACAACAATAGCACTAAAAATTGTCCTGCTTCCATATTACTTTTCCTCCACTATTTTTTGCTAATCTAACCTTCATACGCTACTTTTTTTATCTAACCATTCCATTACGTAACGATAGGCATCATTTTTGTAACCTCTCATAAAATACTCTAAATTGCTTCTATCTTTGAGATAATCAGACAAATCACCTCTCCAATAACCATACAGATTATCGAGTAAAACACTTGACATTTCATTGATGCTACGCTTGATGAGCTTCTGTTGCTCCACATTCTTGTTGTAATGAAGAAGCGAACATGATGCTCGTTTGAGCCATCTCCACCATTTTGAAGAAATCTTCTTTACTTCTATCCTTTCGGGAAGTTCCTCTCTTTTTGTGTGCATATCAATGAGCTTATTATACTCTTCTATGCTAATTGTAGTATTCGTTTCTCCATACTACTTCTCCTTATCGAATTTGTTGCCTACAATCGTTACTGGCTGCCCACTTTTTACCAAATTACAAAGCAGACATTCTGTATATTTACCAAACTTAGCATAGAAAGCTCCGTCTTTAAATACAACTTCGCCTTCACCACCAAAGTCTATAATATCTCCTTCAAAAATAGGCACATCGTTGGTGTCTTTCAGTCCTGTAAACTGGCAGACGGTAGAAGGGTCAACTGCTACCCAATTATCTGCTTTACTTGTATGCTCAATAATTCTAGCACCATAAGACTCCTTCATTAAGTCACCTTCAACCCATTCTCCATTGTCAAGACGTTTAGCCTTGAACTTGATATTTTCTATTTTCATAATAATTCTTCTTTTTCAAATTCACTTTTTGGAACTCTGTAAGATGTACTATGCCATTCACACTCATCATCTTTACCTATAGCATATTTGGAAAGCATATCTCTCAATGCTTTATAAGCTAAAGTGTTGTGACGAATCTGAATACGTATAAAGTTCTCATTATCACATATTGTAAGTGGTGATTGATTATTCATATACACCTTGCCTTTCTTACCAAGGTTACTTCCGTTGTAACGTTGGTAGAAATATCCGCTAGCCTTATGCTTGATTCTGTAAGGTTTAACCATAACTATTTCTTTAAATTTCTCTTCTCTTTAATTCTATTTTCGTGACACTGAATCATACGTTTATGAAATTCTATCATCTTTTTATTAACGAAAACAGTATCATATTTACCTATATAGTAATCTCCATTTAAGAGTTCGCTGACGTGTATTCGTACAACGTCTTGCGTCCAGCTATCTATAAAAAGATAATAGGTTTCACGATTAGGGTGTACCATAAGGTACTCGTAGAAGTGGAAAATATCATTTTTAATAAATGTCACTCCGCAACCTTTTGTTAACTGACTTTTGTCTTTTAATACTTCCATATCTATTTCTCCTTTCCGTATAAAAGTTCAACACTCTTTCTTAGCACTGCCTCTATATGGTCTCTTTCGAGGTCTCTAGGCTGTCTAAGAAGCCATTCTATATCTCCGTCTATCAATTCTTGATAGGCTTCCTTACATATTTGCATGCTCATATTTATCTCTTCCAATATTTACCAATTAAATAACCGATAACTCCACCCATAAAAGCTATATATAGAACAGCTAGGGTAAGTATAACATAAAATCCAAACATAAGCTATTCTTCTTTAAGTTCAACTGGCTCATCTTGCCAAGACAGCTCTCTTCCGATGAGCTTCTTTATACTGCCCTTTGGTAATTTGATAGAGTCATATATTCTGTCTTGGCACTCACAGAATGTAGGTACCCATTGCCAACCAAAACATCTTTCAGGCATTGCCTCATAGATGTATTCGTCACCATTATCATTAACTGCTAACCATGCCATATAACTATTCCTCCACTTTTACACCGAATGGAGTGCCATCGACAAAAGTGAATCCTTCCTCAAACAAAGTTCGAGAACTCCATTCAACACTTTGAGTACCCATCATCAAACGTTCTTCGTCTATAAGTACAATTAAAAGATGAGTACCTGATTTTGTCTTCACCCACCCAAACGGATGATGCTTGCACATTTCTACCCAGCATTCCTCTACGTCCTTGAATGGACGAAACTTAGGTTCTGGCTTGATGCGGTATTCTAAATCATCATCAAAGCTTGGGTCTTCATCATCATACCAAAGTGATGTATCACCTTTAATACATCTGCTCTCTATTGCTCTTCCTGCGGCAAATGCTTGCAGAATAGGTAACATTGCTTTAACTTCTTCTCTTGTCATATCATTCCTCCAACACTTTAAGTGCTTGACAAAGCAAATCTTCTGCTTTGTCAAGCAAATTACTATCTAATGTATCATTGTACTCATCTATTGCACATTGTGCCGTGAATATTAAATCCTTTAATTTTACTTTGCTCATTGCTTATCCTCCTTAGCTTTTTTAAGATAAAATTCTCTCCAATCTTCAAAAGTCCAATCTCTTGTGTTATGAGTAAGATTGAAAACTTCCGTATCTTTCTCTAACTGGAATAATAGCCAAGCATAATCTTCATATCGCTTTCTTAACAATCTCTTGCGACACAATCTTACATGCTTGTATAACTTATAATCAGCGGTTGCAGCATCAAAGATTATTTTACCTATTATTGCTAACAGATAAGCAGATATAACACCTAATGCAATCCAACCTAATATTGTAATTACTAAATCCATATTCTCTTCTTTTTTTTACCCTCTCCTGTAAAAGGGAGAGGGTGGTTAGTTTATTTAAATATACTTTCAAAATTCCAATTATCACCATCGCAACAATCAGATTCTTCTACTCTTAACTTATCAACATCACAATATAAGACGCCATATTGTCGTTTTATATGCTTACAGTTGATACAAGCTGGTATTATTTCCATATTACTATCTATTTATATACTTTGCAGGATAGTTAATCTTCTACAATAAATCCATTTTCTGTGCAAGTGTCAATAGCACGAATGGCTATCCAAATAGCCTTGTCTGCTTCTTTGTCTCTAAGACTACTTCTCAACTCACACAACTTTCTCTTTGCTTCTGTTGCATTCATACTTCTATCTATTTATGCCCGAGGCGGTTAAACATCTGTTTGATTTTCACACTCTTCTGTTTCATTAGGAACAGATAACTCATCCCACATATCACACTTATCTTTATCATTGTAGATACAAGGTCTGTGACATATTCCTCTAATATCTTCTCTTAACATATCTACACCTCCATTAATGTTTGTATAGCCATACAAGTTAAGCATAAGCCTATCACGAAAATAAGCAGCCCTATATGTGCAACCCAAATGTTTCTGCAAATACTTATGCCTACATACATAAATGCTATGCCTATAGCTATGAATATTATTGATAATGCTACCAACATACCTACACCTCCATTTCGTGATTAATACCAAGACCGAAGAGGAGGTGCTGTAAATCAGAGACACTATTGATACCACTACGTAATGGATAGCTTCTCATATAAGCATTCCAAACATAACCTGTTTGGCTTGATAAGCCTACTTCTGCACCTTCTTCATTTGGAGACCAGTAGAATCCATGACTAAGTTTCCATCCATTCTTCTCTAGAATCTCAGGAGTGAGAGGTATCTGATATAACACCCCAATATAATCATATAAATTTCCATCCATATCTTCTAATGATAAGGCATTGTTTGTAGAGCAAACATATACTTTTACATACTTTTTTATTGTGGTTTTTGGTATATAGTGAAAAACCAAATCTCCTGGAATATATTCTAACTTTTCCATACGCTTTACTTCATTAAACTAAGTTCGTTCTAGCCCAAGCTTCTGCCTTTGGCTTAGTCTTGAACTGTTTGTTTTTTACTTCATGTCAAACTCCATAAGGAGTGGTCTTATATTCGATGAGAAACAAACCTTTCTCAATTTTGACTATTCTATATTCAAAATACATACGCTTATATTTTTAAATTGCTATCTAATTGCAAGCCAAAAAGAATATGTTGGAGTTCATCTACACATTTTATCATAACAGTATCGTCTTTTCCGTCATTGAAAGATACTCCGATAATTCCCAAGAAATTATTATATCGCAAAGTGAAAGGGTATTCTTGGTGTTTATACCACCTATGCCCAAAACATTCTCCTTCAGAGCGATAACATGTCCATCCATTCTTTTTAAGAAACTCTTCCCAAATATGAACGTGCATAATATCATTTTGACAAATTTTGCCCAAGCTTTGCCCATCAATAACTTTCAAGTCGTAAGAATAATCTATATTGAACGGATAGATGCTACAGACAATACAAATAAATCCGTGACTATAAACTATATCACCCACCATATAACGAGGTGGTTTCCTAAATTCTTTCTGTGCCATACGCTTTACTTTTCTAAAGATGAATATATCCATTTACTTCACACAGAACCTTTTCTAGCAGGTTCTTTAGAATATTCAATTCATCATTTGAATATGTAGCTATAGGATAACCATCAAGGGTAGTTTCGCCAAAGAAACTACGACTTATCTTTAATGAGTGTTTATTCTTTTTCATTTTTCTTTGCCTTTTACAATATTGTACACTTGTTTTAACTCATCTGTTGATAAGCGTTTGAAATCAAAAGAACTGATAGCGTAGAGGAGCTCCTTGCGAAAATTCTCTTCTTTAATATCTGATATTTCCTTTTCTGTAGGAACAGATATTTGTCTAACATTCCATCTATCACTACCACATTGCCAACCCGAATCCTTCTTGTATCTAGCGTTGTCAACAACAATCTGAGTCTTTGTTACTTTATCAATTTTGGCGATACGTTTGTAAAACATACCAGTAACTAGTACTCCATCACCAGCAACCAAATCTTTAAGTTCTTTCATTGCTCACCTCCTTCCTTTGGGAATAAATCATCAATATAGAGCCAACGAGTTACATTTGCGCTTTCAAAATAAGAAACCCAATCCCAGTAAATATAATTATTATCTAACCTCTTTAATGATACATAATCTTTAATAGTATCTGTAATACTATACTCTACTATTAAATGTTTTCCTTCACTTGGTATCTCACTAGCAGGATGCCACAAGTCCTTCAAGAACTCATTGATAGCCCACTTAGCGCAATCCACAAAACCTTCTTTATAGCAAGCTTGCCAATATTCTGAAACAAAAGCTCCCATCGCATGTTGTCTTGCAGCTTCTATTTTCTTATCGTCTATCATGATTATTGCACTCTTTTAAATTGAACATTCTTTCCGTCTTTTCTGTCGATTGCGGCACAACAAATATCTTTGCAGATATTTTCATAAATATTGCTGCTTATCTCGTCAAAGAAGCAACCATTACATTCTTCTGTCTCGCTTTCAACCACCTTCAAGACGATTTCTGAGCCTATAGGTAAATCTTCCATACGCTTAATTTCTCATGATGTGACACTTGGCAACTTTGTTTACTGCAAGAGGTTGCGAATTATTGAAGTTCTCAATGAACAGACGTTCCATCTGCTCAGGGAAGATGGGTTTGGTGGGCTTTGGAATGTAGATGGTAGCTTGGATTTTGCTGCCATCACTCAACGTCAATAAACATCTTCTTGAAATCTGTTCTATTCCAAACATATTGCTGTCCTCCTAATATTTGCATCCGTGTAGGTACGGACGAGATTCGTTATACTGCATTTTCAACTTGATATGCTCCATCAGGTCGATATTGTTGTTCTGTGCTAGGGCGAAAACCTGCATGAGTGTCTTCTGGATAATCTTTGAGATATACCAATACGCCGAGTTGTTGTCTGTAAACGAGCATAGGAAACTGATGATATGGTAGAAATCTTTAGCTATGCCACACTTGTATTTAATCTTTGCGATTCCATACTCTTCTTTGAGATAAGAGTCGCTTTGAAATTCTGTTGGTCTTTTGGTGTCCATCCATCCCAAGAGTGATAAGATTCGGATGCCAATGTCAGCGAACTCGGATTCTACCGTTCCTTCAAGAGTGTTCTTGTAGGCAGTAGGAATATCTCTGCCCATCTGAATCTCGCTCTCATAGTCTTCGATACTTCCGTGTCGGTTGTGTCTGTCTGCCTGAACAGCTTCTGCCATTTTTGTGATAATGAGCATCAGAGCGGTTGTTATATCTGTGTTGTCAGGATAGAAACCATGTCTTTGTGCATTCAGGTAAGCATCGTTTGCCAAGACAACCAGATTCTTCTGTGTAATAATTTCTTTTTCCATATTGTTCTTGATTTATAATTTTCTGATAGTGTTTAAATCCACATAGCAAAGCTATGACTTGATAGTGAATGCCATATCGTTGAGGGTGCGGCACCAGTTTATCTTGCCTTCTTCACACAACTCATTGATGGCTTGATATGGCTGGTGGCATCCTCGGTTGATGATTTCGGCTGTTAGTACGTGGTGCGGCACGATGTGGGCAGCTTCACGCTCTGCCTGAATCTCAGCGATGATGGCTAGGATTTTTTCTTTCTCTGTCTTCATTTGGCGAAGGTAAGAATGAGACGTGGGTGACTTCGGACTGGAACATTAAACATTCCCACATTCCGTTCAAGTCTTGCATATACCACAAGCCATCGTGCATTGTTCCGATGATTGGTTTGCCTTTATACCATAGTACCATGGTCTTGTGGGTAAAGAGGGCTTTGTGCGCTTTGCTGATGCGCTTGCCTACCTTGATATATCCAAAAATATCCATAAGCTAGAAGAGTGATAGCTGACCAGTCTTGTCGTGGTAGTGATTTCCTGAGGGGAATATCAGTTCCTCGAACATGGCGGTCAGGCAGTTGGTTACTATTGAGTTTCCTGCAAGGGCATATAGTTTGCTTTTGCTGATGATGAGTTGACCAGACTTCTCCTTGCTCAGGAGTTTGTCTATGTCAGCTTCGTGTACTCCCATCAGTCGGAAACAATCTCTTGGAGTGTACTTCCTGATTTGGATGGAGTATCGCTTTCCGTTTGGTGCGGTATGAATGATTTCTTTATTCATGATTGTTACGAATGTCATGTTTGCTGTATCTATGGTAGTCTTGATGGTAGGGGAGATTCCTTGCAAAACAGCTTGGTTGTAGATGTCGAGAACTTGACCGCCTACATCAGGCTTCACCTTCCCTGATAGGAGCAGGGATTTCATTCTCTTTCCTCCTGTTATCATATCTCTTTAACGATTAAGAATAATGGGATGCAATTACCTCCGTGACCCATAGCTGAATTGAGAGTAGGGGAGATTCCCTTGGTGGAGTAGACTCTAGTCTGCTGCTCTATTCTGCCTTTGATTTGGAGGTTTGCTAGCTTTATAATTTTGTCGCACATTATAATTTCTTGATGATTAAAACTCCACCTTTCGGATAATGAGCGGTGTCTATGAGGTTCATGATACTTATCATAGAAAAACTGGCTGTGACTGCTACAGAGCATCCATCAGCAGTTTTCGGTATTGCTATCTTCGGGGTAGAGTTTTTCGATTGATTCATTGATGTCTGCTTTTGTGAGATACTTTTCGAGAAGGGGCTGGGATAGGAAATATTCGGGAGATACACCATCTTCCAATATGTCCTCAACTGTAGTATCTAACTTGATAGGAGAAGGGAAGTGATACTCTGGGTTCGGCTCATCCTCTGTTCTGAGTATGGAGATTACGAAGATACGTTCACGATTCTGTGGGATTCCGTAATCTTTTGCATTCAGTACCTTGTAGAAGGAGGTGTAACCGAAGGAGTCAAGGTCTTTGACGTACTGGAAGAAGTACTTCCTCATTGACTTTGAGAGAAGACCTTTCACATTCTCTAGCATCACATACTTCGGTTTCTTGACTGCCAGCATTCTCTTCTCCTGAAAGATAAGGGATGAGCGTGTGCCGCTGCCTTCCTCTGCTCCTTGGCGAAGTCCTGCATTGGAGAAATCTTGGCATGGTGAAGACCATGATATGAAGTCGAAGTCGGGAACCTCATTCCAGTCTATCCTTGTAACGTCTCCGAAGTTAGGTATGTCTCTTCCGTGCAGTAGTCCGTAGGCTTGGATGGCTGATGGTTCTATCTCTGAGTAGCCCACTACCTTAAAGTCGAACTCAGGATGCTTATCTTTTAGGTACTTGAAGGCTAGGCTCTGACTGCCATATCCTGCGAATGCCTCAAAGACTCTGAGAGGATGCTGCTTGTTGTACTTGCTGATTGCTATCATTTTGGTAAACAGATTTGTGGTTTATGGCATCCATTGGATGCCCAAGCGTTCCAAGGTTCCGTTATTACGATATATCTCCAACTGCTTTCGGCATAGGCTATGAGGATTCTTTTGCAGAAGCTCTATCATACCCATGATGCGTGTCTTGAAAACGTTGTCCTTATCCGCATTTGTTACGTTCTGTTCAGCCTTCGTCTTTGCGATAAGTTGGCTGATTTCGGAAGGCTGCTCGTTAACGGCTGCAGGCGGTGGTGTTGCTCCGATGAGTTCGTCTTCCCATCCTCGCTGGTTGAGAAAGGTTTGGAAGTTCTTGCGATATTTTTTGTCCTCTGTTGCAATCACATATAATGGAATATACTCTATAGCTGCCTTTCGGTCTTTCTTGCTCATGGAGTTCCACTTCTTTTCGAGTTTTGTTTTGCAGCCAACCTTCTTATCGTAAAGGTTCCATGCTCGCTCAAAGGTATATTCGTCTTTGACTTCCTTTGGTGGAGCAGTAATCTTGTAGCCATTCTCTTTTAGAAGTTGGATGGCTTGTTTGATTTCATCTGTCATAGTTCACCATTTAAATAATTGTCGATTGCTTGGATAAATTCATCTATAGAGCGGATGATGATGTACTTGCCACCATGTCGTTCTACTTCGTATTGGAATACCTTCTGCTCGGGTTCCTGCATACCTTTGGGTGTTTTGTTTTCGATGCAGAGGAAACCGTACTGGGAGGTGCGCTTCAGAAGCAGCATATCAGATACTCCTGCCTTCATACCTTCTTCTTTCAGCCATGCGGCTTGTCGGGAAGTTCGCTTGCCACCATTGGGAACGGCAAAGAAGACTCCTTCAAGGTCAGGATATACCCCACGGATATACCTGACCTCTGCGGCTTGTAAGTTGTGCTCATCGTAGGATGAACGCTTGCGTATCTTCTTGCCTTCCTGCTGTAGCTTAGCTTTGATTTCAGCGTAGCTTGCCATTACCAGTCAGTTGAGAAAAGGTCGTTGAGAGAATCTTTACCCATGATTTCGATGGCTTTATTAGCAAGTTCTGCATTCTTGAAGTAAACACTTGCTTTGTCCAATGTCTTAGTGTACATTGCGACAAAAGTATCACCATCTTTGCAGATATTCCAGTTTTCATGGTCTCCATAGAAATCTGGCTTCCAATCACCATTGAGAAACTTAGCGATGTTCATCAGCTTGTTGTAGGCATTCAAACGTTTTGCCTGAGCCTCGCTAGTGCAGTTATCAACATCATTGTAATTTGAAAGTGTTGCTTTGTCTGTATCGACACCATCTTTATAAGACCAGTATGTCTTCTTACACAAGAATAACTCCTTGCAAATATCATCATAAGTGATAGGCTTGCCTTCCCCTGCATCAGTAGGATTCTCGCCTCCATCAATCTTCTGACGAACCATCAACTTACCATCCTCAGCGAAGAAGAACTGGAGATTATCAGGGATTGGGTACTCTACTGCCGAACCATCAGCAGGAATGCGCAACTTAGATAAGGTTGCCTTTCCGTTATTGATGTTGGTAACGTCCTGATTGCTGATGCCTTCTGCATGAATATCAGGAGTCTCTTCCTCGGCAATCTCTGCCATCTTCTTGGCAATCATGTCTACACCTTTGCCAACGATTGCTCCGAAAAGCATCTGTGCAAATGGTGGTAACTCTGGGTTGTTGTTGCGCTGACGATTACGTCTGTTGTTGCGCTTGTCGTTTCTACGTGTCATATCAACTATAATTTTGTAAAATGTTATTAAACTCGTCTTCTGTAACACCATCTGAATAGAGAATTGTCAGGATAGTATCAAGACATCTACTATATACTTCATTGAAGGCTGGCTCATCCATCTTGGCGAAGGAGATAGACTTGGCTCTCTCCAAGAACTTCTGCCCGTTTAGGTCGTAAAGCGGTTCGCTGAATCCTGATGTTATCAGCAGTTGCTCACGGAATGTGTCTATAGAACGTAGGTTTGTGCGCTGCTGCTCTGTGAGACAATCCCATGCTGCTCTGATAAGGGAGAAGAACTTGCGGTGAAACTTAATGTTCCTTGGTCGAACTATGTTCGCCTTGACGATGGAACCAACCTTTATCTTTTTCATTTCCTCGTAATCATCATCCGTGTAAGGACGAAGACCAGTGGAGGTTCTTACTAGATGGATTTCCATACCTTATTTATTATTGGTTTGGGGCAGGGAAGGGAAGTCCCAGCTGCTGACCACCTGCATATTGAGCGTTCTGCTGAATAGGTTGACCGCTTGTATTAACCTGAGGGGGAAACTGCTGAGATTGCTGGCTCAGAGGTATAGGCTGTTGCTGAGGTTGGCAATACCCACCAACTATCTGATGTGCTGCGTTAATCTGACTCTGAACGAGCTGACCCTGCTGCTGACCATTTGGTCTTTCCACCTTCCAGCAGTCCAACTGATTGAACCAACGTCCTTCCTTAGACTGGCGTGCCTTCAATCCGATGTGGGCGGTGATAATTTCTCCTAACTGAATGTTGAACTGCTGAATCTTGTCTGAACCGTAAACTTGGATAACGGCTCTTGAAGGGTACTGCTCATTCAGTTCCTCAATAACATACTCTTGGGAACTCCATTGGGTTCCGTTTAGGGAAGTTCCCATTTGAACTTGCCCTGCTGAAATAATTTTACCAGTAAATTTAACGTTCATATCTATACTTAATTAAGTTTGATTCTTATTGATGGCTTGGAGATACTGACTTTTGTTAATCTCTCGTAAGCATTTGGATATTTCTCTTTGAAGAGTTTCGTGTCGAGCGTTCTCTTAGTTGTGCTCTCAACATAAGAGTAAGAGCCGATATTGGTCTTGATGGATTTCTGCTTGTTAGCTTCCATCATCTTCATTATCTGCTCCTTCACATCATCCTGCTTAATCTTCAGTGCATCTATACGAGCGGTTATCAATCTGTACTCCTGCTCTAGGGCAGAGAACTGCTCGGGAACTTCCACCTTATACTGATAGTCTGTATCATCAGCGAGATAAGCGTTGATTAAATCGTCAATCTGCCAATCTGCTACCCTAGGTAGCGGCTGGAACTTGCTCTGTCCGTTCTTGAACCACATACATACAATCTCCTTCACCTTCAAGTCAGGATTCTGCTCCTCGAACCATTTTGCGTAGATGGATAATTGGAGCGATACGTTGTCGTAGTGAAGGGTGGCAGTGGTCTTGTAATCTACCAGATAGATGTTGCCTTCGTTATCGGCAAAGATTCCATCTATGGCAGATGCGAAGTTCTCACCATCCGTAACGAGATACTCGGATGCTACATAGTGTAAATCGTATGCGACTAACATGCTGTGGAAGGCTTGAAGCTCTTCCGTAGGATTCGGGTACTTCTTGATGTCTGCATCGAAGATGGAGCAGAAGGTTTCAAACGTGTTGTGGATAAGACCTCCTCGCTCTGCTGCCTTCTTCAATACAGACTCGGGAATATTCTTATAGGTGTCGGGGAAGGCTTTCTTGATGAGCGTTCCCGTCACACCTTTCAGTTCCTTCTTGCCGATGAAGTACTGATGAGATTCCTCAATGAATGTGACTCTTGGCACATTCAGGCTGATTTTCTTTGTTGTTTCTGTCATATTATTGTAATCCTAATTCTTTCTTCTTGGCTGATACTGCTTGCATGAACTGAGGGTTGGCGGTGAGCGGCTGATAATGCTGTACTACCCATATCAGATTGTCCTTGCTAACACATCTGCTCAGATAACACAATCCTTCGTTAAGGTCGCTCGGGTGGTACTGAGGGGATGCTGTCTGCTGGGCGGCTTGTGAAGGCTTAGCGACTGACTGCTGAGTCTGGGCTTGCTGCTGCGCTGCTCTACTATCCTGAGCACCATACTTGCTATCAATATCTATGATGTCTTTTCCTGCCTCGAAATAAACGTCTGCTGCTACACCCAGTGCCTTCATAGCAACCGACAAGGCATCTGTGAGTGCCATCTTGTAGCATTCATCAGATACGTATGCGCCCTTGCTTTCCATTGATACTTCTGACGAACCTCCTGTTCCTTGGATGGCATCTGACCATTCTCTGTTCACCTTGATAAAGAGGTCGATGTTGCAATAGGCTTTTACCTCGCTTCCGAAAGTCTCTGTCCACTGCTTGGTGATTACGTACTTCCAACCGATTCCGCACACACCAAACTGCTCTGTCATTGCCTTGATGCGCCACATTGGGTTGATGTCGTGTTTTCCTCTAAGTCTTCCTGACTGAATTTGTCTGAGTGCCTCTTGAGGAACGACTTTGAGTTTGTTGTAATAATCTAAATTACCCATATCTTATATGTATTAAGTTGTTATTGATATTTCCATTCATAGCGGCTGCATTTGTAGCCACCATCAGGGTTCTTATTCGGGTTGTCACACATGGTCGAGAAGAGACAATCGTGACAACTATTTGCTTTATATCTCATATTGTATGGTTTAAATGTTCAAATTAAAAACCCCACGATTCTCACGAATGGTGGGGCGAGTTTTTTATTTTAGTTTAACCTGAGCGGTCGCTACCGCATCGTAAATGTAATCTGTATGAAATTTACTAATATGTCAATATTTGCAATTTCCTTAATAAAGGAGGGGCAGTAAAATGAATATGATTAAAACCGCCACCTCCGTGGAGCGACATCTATACAATCTTGGCGGATGGTGAATCGCTCCTTGGTTCCCTTCTGCATTCATGGAGGCTTAGGACTCCCAGCACTAGTAATCGCACATATTGTGATATATCTGAATATAAAATAACCAATAACTTGAACCGAATAGAAAGAAGCGTGCTGGCTGCATTAGAACCGATTTGTAGTTGTGCGCTCCTACCTTTAGATGCTACCTTATTATATAAGGGTCACGGCATCAGGTCTGCTTCTTCACAAGTGAACTCCAAGTTTTTCCAAATTCCACCTATCAGGTGTATGTACTCGCTTGCCACTTCCACGTCTAAGCACCATCTGTGGTTAATGATGCTCCTTTTGGGTACGTGTACCTCTCTAGGAAGGTTTATCCTATCCGATATAAAGCCTTGGAATCGGGCTATATGGGGCGCAAGGTGGGACTCGAACCCACGACCTCGAAGGCTCATGAACCTTCCTGCTCTGACCAACTGAGCTACTTGCGCTGAGTAACAACTCTTAAAACATGTAAAATTATAACGACTAAAGTTATAGTGGAGACTGGGAGTAGCAAACTCCAAAAAACCTCTGCTGTTTACCGAATGAAAAATTCGATGGCTGAAACGTTATAAGACTTAACACATTAATAACTTAATACTAAACTAAATTTGTGAGGTTCAGTCTCCATATATCTTACTTGCCTACTTCCTTGAAGTAGGAGTGGATTTCCTTAACGGCAACAGCGAAAGCGATTACGCTAGCTACCAACATTACATCTGCTATCATAAGTTTATCTGTTTAATGGGTAAAACAATAGGCTGCTGCCTCTGATTTCAACTCAGCCATGCTCTTTCTGCGGTTCTGAGTCATCCACTCTTCCAACTCACTTTTCTTAAAGTAGAGTCGGTTGACATTTGGTTTATAGCAAGGAATGATTCTGTTCCTGACGTTCTCTCTCACTCCTCTAACCGTCATACCAAGAATGATTGCAGCTTCATTAATGTTGAGCACATTCTTTGCAGCTATGAGCGAATACTGCTCGATGCGGTCTAGCTGCTCTTTAATCTCTGGGTCTATCATATCAGTTGAATTTGAGGGTTTGTTGACTGGCACTAGCTGCCTTGGCTGGCTCTGTTCTACCAGTGCCCTTATCGCTGGGAGTGTTCTCCTGCTCTATCAAGGGGAGAATGCCCTTCGCTTTGAGTGATTCATAAAGGAAGATTCTTCCCTTCGTAGTCCACTCTGTGTTGTACTTCACATCGTGCCGACCATCACTCCTTACAATGTCTACTGCTCTGCTGTGAACATATCCACCTTCGAGGAACTGGGCAAACAATATCCATTGACCTCTTACCTTGTGTTGGATTCTCATAGACTCCAACTCCTTGTTTAACCTCATGGCACTCATTCCGTAGTCCTGAGCAATCTGAGTAACGGTCATGGTGGCATTGCTCTGCAAGATTTTGTCGTAGTAGCTAACCTTTGGCAGCATTTCGGTAATCTTGTTGCCGAGTTCCATGTTCGTCTTGCTGATAGTGACGATTTGCTCCTGCTGCTTCTTATTTTCCAAAGCTAGCTGCTGTTTCTCTTCCTCAGCCTTGACCAGAGATTTGAGAGCTTCGAGATAATTCTGAGGGACGGATGGCTTTTGATGTTGCTCTTCCAGTTCCTTCCATCGTTTAATCAACTTGGCTCTCGCCTCATCGTTGAACTTGGTGGCGATGTAGAGACATTCTTCTTTGTTGAGGGAGTAGCAAGGTCTTGGTTTCCCTTGCTCGTCTTGATATTCAGCCAACGCAAACTTGCGTTCGCTAACTTTTTCCCAAGCTGGCTCCATGTTTCTGATGGCTCTCATTACATCAGTATGCCTTCTGCCAGTAATCTCTGCAATCTGTAGTGATGTCATTCGGTCACCATCTACAATAGTTGAAATTTCATTCATAGGATTCCTCCTTCTTTATTATTAGTAGAACACTACCTTGTCTGCCTTAACACCTCCGAACTCATTCAGGGCATCATTCCTGATGTTTTCAGACTGCTTGCTCTGACTTCTAAAACCTAGAGCGTTGTAGATGGTTTCCCTTCGGCATCTATACCGCTCAGCAAGTTTTTTACGTCCTTCGGGCGAAACTTTGATAATTTCTATCTTTTTTGCTTGCATATCTTAATTTTTTATTGTACTTTTGCTTTTAATAATTAAGCAACTTGTTGTTTACGAGTGCAAAGGTAGTCATTTCTTGCTAAATCTCCAAATATTTAGCAAGAAATTGTTAGCCGATTATGATTAATTAATTATGGTTTATAAATGTAAAACGTATGGAAGTAACTATTTATCAGCGAATTATGCTAATTCTGGAGGATAAGCAAGTGTCGGTTAATGCTTTATCAAAGTTAGTCGATATGTCTCAAACTACCCTTAATACTCAGTTGAAGGGTGAACGTGCTTTGTCTGCAAACGTTGTTGCCAAGGTTCTTGTAGCTTATCCTGACGTGTCTGCTGAGTGGTTGATGCGTGGTGTTGGTACTATGTATCACAAAGAAGGTGCTGACGATTCTCCTTATATGGTAGCTGAGACTCCTCATCGTGAAGAATCTAAGATAGAAGAGTCTCATCAGGATGATTTTGTCTGGAAGGCGAAGTACGAGGAGTTAGAGAAACGCTACGACCAGCTATTGTCTATCTTAGGCGGTAGCATGAGACAAGCAAATGTAGGATAATTAAAATGTGTTAGGTATGTATAATTGGCTATATGCCACATCTATTTTGGGCTGTCTTTTTATAGCATATATAGCATTTAAGATTTCCTATAAGTATATATTTAGCGACCAACATGAAGATGGTTGTATTAAATATGGTTGTGGGGTTATTTTAGTATTTATGACGGTTTATCTAATCTTTATGACAGCCGCTACATTAAAGTGGATGGATAGGGAACCTTCTAAGAATACTGGAAATGAAACCTCATTTGGGTCTGTATATATATGCACAGGAGAGACTTCTACCAAGTATCATTGTGACCCTGATTGCCGTGGTCTTTCTCGTTGCTCAGGAGAAATAGAAAAGATAAGCGAGGAGGAAGCTGAGAATATGGGCAGAACTCCTTGCAAGATATGTTATTAATTTAAATGTGGTAGATATGAAAAGATTATTTTTATTATTGCTGACACTCTTTATTATAATTGGAGTTCAGGCACAGAGACCGAGTGCTAAGGAACAAATGGTGATTAAGCAGAATTACATGAATTTCTGTAAGGACTTGAATCAACAGTTGCCAATACAAGTGGATGATTACACAAAGTTCTATGCTATAAGTTTCGTTAATTGGACTCTGACAGCGTATTATCAGCTTGATGTAGATTCTGATGATTTTTCAGAGAATGAACTGATTGAACTTCATGGCGAGTTGCGTTCTGCATTCAAGGTGTCTGCTAGAAGAATGTTCGCTAGTGGCAATTATGATTTGAAACGTGATGAATGGAAATGGTTTATGAAGGGCACAGGAATGAAGTTTAGGGCAAATTATAAAGATGCTTACGACAGACCGATGCTTAATATTACTTTAGATTATTCTGATTTCTAATCATCTAAATTCCCCAACTAGGAAAAAATATTTTCCCAACTAGAAAAATAAAATGGCAGAAATAACTAACGAGCAGAAGCTGTATGTGCTGCTGAAATATAAGAAAGAGCGGACAAAGAAGGAAGAGAAGATACTTTCTATATTAAACGAGAAAGCAAATCTAGGCTCTGCTGATTTAGAGGAAGCGGACAAAGAATGCTGCAATCAAAAATGGCTGAGTCCAATTCACGTAGTAGAAGAATTGGGTTATACAACAAAGTACTCCCATAGAATAGAACTATCTGAGTCAGGTAAATCTCAGATAGAAAAGTTCTGGAGAGAATCTAAGTATAACCCTGATAATGTTTGGAAATCTAGAGTTGTTAAATGGTCTTCTGTTGTCACAGCTATAATCACGTTAATATATTTCCTAGCGTGGTTATGCCAATTAGTACAAAAGCCAGTAGAACAATGATGATATTCAATAATATCTTTATATATCTTATGTCTTCTTTCATAAGCCAATCATTTAAAAGTTTATGAGGCAAAGTTACGCTTTTCTCCTGAAAATCAGAAGCAAATTACATAGTTTAACTTTTAATCTCTGCAAGGCTGGCTACCTTACAGAGATTTTTTTATTCCTTATCGAAGAACTTATCAATCAGCCCCATTGCTTCATCCTTCTTCTTATCCACAATCTTAGCATATATCTCGGTGGTTGATATTCGGGAGTGACCGAGTAGCTTGCTGGTGGTGTAGATGTCGGCTCCCAGCGTGAGCATCATGGTGGCGAAGGTGTGCCGAGCGGTATGGAAGGATATGTTTTTCTTGATTCCTGCTGCCTTCGCCCATACCTTAATATGATAGTTGATGTTCGGCTGCTGGCATAGTTCATAGAATACTAGTTCGTCTTCCGTCTTTTCAGGCAACCATTTCATCGCCTCGTTGGATAGCTGATAGCTGACAACTCTCTGAGTCTTCTCCATCGTCTTGGTCAGGCGGTAGGATGATGTTCCGTCAGGATTCTTCACCTCTTCAATATCGCTCCATTTCAGCTTCCTGATGTCCGAGATACGAAGACCTGAAAAGCATGAGAACATGAATGCTTGCTTGGTATGCTGGCTGTAGCATTCCGTTGCAGCCAGTTTCTTCACTTCCTCAATATCAAGGTATACTCGCTCGCTTTCAGGAGACCCGAACTTATAGCTTGGGTCTATGAGCGATAGGGGATTCATCTGTATGATACCATCACGGACAGCCTGATTCAGAACCGTACCAAAGCAAGTAAGGTACACCTTCTTGGTTACTTCGCTAAACGGCTGTCCACCCCTCTTGGTGGCAGTTCTCAGATACTCTATCCACTTCATGCAAAACTTCTTGTCTATGTCAACCATCTTGGTAGACTCACCACAAAACTTGATGATGTGCTTCTTCACATTCTCAATGGTCTTGCTGGATTCATCCGACCTACTTGCCTTCTGCTTGGCAACCTTCACGATGTCTAGCCATTCTACCAAGCGCATGTTCTTGTTACTGCTGAATACTCCTGCCTTTCGGTTCTTCAAGTCGAGAACCCTCTGAGCCTTGATGATATTCGCACTAGCCATCGTTTCAGCATTCTTCGCCCTCGCCTTCGCCCTTTCTCTACCAACCTCTGGGATGAGGTATAGTTTGAGAAATTCATAACTCCTCTTTCCGTCCGTATAGATGTCCAGATAGATACTCTTGTTTCCGTTGGCAAGTTCCTTGAATCTGATAGTGACTGGCTCCTTGTCGATTGTTTTCTTCCTTCCCATAAGCCTACATTTATTAATTTGCTGCAAAGATAAGCATTTTTTTTGTTACTCGCAAATTTTCGGTAACATAATAGTAACAAAACTACAACATATCTATTGTATACCTACCTGTAATGTAATAAGCTGATAATTGATTTTTCGCATAGATAAAGTGTTGGTAGCTAAGCAGGTAGGTATACTGATGATATACAAAAGGGGTACTTTCACAAGCACCCCTTTTCGTATTATACAAAAACATTATGAATTATTTCTATTAGCGAACAAGATTTTAATTTCTATCTTTGTCTCAATTATCTAAAAGTTTCAAACGTTCACCAGAATTGCTTTTGGCAAGGGGCAATTCCTACTCGTAGGATAACCTCAGTTCTGATGTTTATCATTTACGGTTGCAAAGGTACGAAGATTTTTATAATTGTGCAATACCTAAAAATGGGGGTTTTGATGAATACCTAGAAATGAGGAATGAAAATGGGGGAGAGTAGATATGAAAAAAGGAAGTCCTTATTGAAGAACTTCCTTTTTTATGAGGTGTCTAGCGGAGTCGAACCGCTCTACACGGTTTTGCAGACCGTTACCTAACCGCTCGGTTAAGACACCTTGTGTAGAACAATCATTTCTGATTTGCGAGTGCAAAGGTACTACTTTTTATTGGTTCTACCAAATTTTTATGCAACTTTTTTAATTAAAACAATCACTTTCTTTGTATCTTGCTCATAATGAACGGGTTCTGAAATGCTTAAATTTTTGTCTGGTTTCCTCGCTGCATGACAGTAAAAGTAGTTTTAGCAGCTCTTTTATGAGAACTGCTCTTATTCTTTCCGCTGAGTAGCCTCTTTCTTTTTATTCTTTTGGCATTTCTCAACGAACGGGCAACCTGAACATTGATAGTTTTTACACTCTCGTGCTTGTTTGATGGAGCGGTAGATACAAATGGCGGCATGCGTGATGCATGCCGCCAATATGATTGCTATGATGATATACTGTATCATAAGCATAGGTAAATTAACATAATACTAACCTACGGCGTTATAACCGTTGGTTGAGTTCTTGCGCATGATGTCGCGGATGTTCATCTCCTTGAAACCCTCTGCGCGTTTCTGCTCTTCAAGCTCTTTCTCTTCCTCGATGTCCTTTTCTGAACGGGTGAAAGTGAAAGCCTTGTACTTAAATTCTGCAATCGCCCAACCTACGAGGCCTACAGCGATTAATGCAACAAATCCAATTAATGCGTTCAT